TTAATGGAAGATGAAGAACAAGTTGACTTGAGCGAAATGTTTATGAGTTCAAGTTTAGATCCTCGCATTGAATCAGTAATGCCAATATTAAGTAAACTAAGCAGAAACATTACCGAAACTAAAAAAGATATGGAAGAAGTAATTGCATTGGAAGCATGGGCTGATAGTCTAACTGAGTTATCAAATGAAAAGTTAGGCGATTATAAAAAAGCCGCAGGCGCTGATGCTAGTGCCGCCGACAAAGCCGGAGACTTTAAACGTGGTGACAAACGTTTCAAGGGTATTGTTCGAGCTACTATCAAGCAAGGTGATAATGATACCAAAAAGCATCAAGAGCCAAGCAAAGAAGTTAAAGAGGGCGACCAACGTAAGTTAGATATTGTCAAACGTATGCACGGTATTCTAAATAAAAATAGAGAGCAAGGTGTGGCGGAGGCTGGCTTTCCGGGTGCTCCGGACGTTGAAATGCCACCAATGAATCCAAGTGGTGATCCACAAAGAGACAAACTTAAACAAGAGTACGTGGACTTGCATCGTGAAATTAAAAGTTTGGTTGATTTACAGTATAATAGCAAATCAACAGAAGAAAAAATGCAGGCTAAAGCACGAATTAAACAACTCAATGACAGAGCAGACCAAATAAGGGCAATTCTAGAACCTAGACAGCCACCCAACGAATGGCAGAAAAAAACATACGGGTATGACGATAACTGGAACCGTGTGGGCAAAGGTGTGGCGGAAAGCGACTTTGAAGGTCCATATGATGGTCCTATTAAGTTCCAGCCCGGTGACAGTCAGGCCTACCGGGATGCTTATGCACAAGGACGCAGTATATCAATACAAAATCGTGCTGCTGATGCTGAAAAGACTTTGGCACAACGTGCGTCTGAACCAAAAAATATTGGTCAAAAAATTGCAAGAGACATTGGTGATCCATTGAAACAACTAGCAAAAGGTAATGTCATGGGTGCATTGTTTGATCGACCAGCCTCATCGACAAATAAAGGTGGTGGCAGCGGCTTTGGCGGTGGCGGCACAGGACTTGGTGGTAGAAGACCAGGCGATGATAATAGATTGAATCCATTAAAGTTGGAGAACGCTGAACTGGCCCGAATGCTCAAACACGCTAAAGGTAATATTCAAGGTGCCTTAGGTGAAGGTATTGTACCAAAACCCTATATGCCTCCTGGACTAGCAAGCGCCACAACCCCTCCATCAGACNATACTTCTAGAGGATGGCNAGGCCATGAGTGGGATCCAGAACAAGATGNTGATGTTGAACATTTGACTTTTCAAACTANAATGCAAACAACAGAAAAACCAGGTATGAAACCCACTACTACTTATGATACGCAAAATACTTCAAGTAAAACCGGAATTACTTCAACCCATGAGGTTGATGTAGATGAAGGTCTATCAAGACTAAGAGAACTTGCAGGCGTGCAAGGTATGGCCGAAGCCGATCGTCCTGGATTGCCACCCAAACTCAATCCTCACGGAATGTCTCAAGCCCAGATTGATGCTAGAATGACATCAGTTGGTTTTATTCCAGGAACACGTGCCCACGCTGAGGCCGGAGAAGCGTACAGGGCCGCATCGGGCAGCAGCTGGCGACCAGTAGTGGGAAAACCACTTCCCCGCAGTGATATTCAGTCTACTGAATTAGATCCTCTAGAACCAACACAACAAAAACAACAAGAAGAACCAACACAACAAAAACAACAAGAAAAAACAGGATTACCACAACCAACACAACAACCACAACCAACACAACAACCACAACCAACACAACAACCAGTCAGAGTTGATGTCCGTGGATATGGTCCTGAACCTGACGAATTTGGTCGCCAGCACAACGGTAGCCATGAATCTGATTTTGAAATTGAAGAAGGTTCGGTAGAAAAAACATCTGATGGATTAAAACATCATGGTGATTTCCCTGATTATCCGAGAGAAAAGGGTAAAGAATTTAACCACAATATTGACAGATTGAATAAGTCTGAGACTGGTAAATTAGATAAAGCATTTGGAGTTCATTGGAATAACGGTAAAAACAGACAAGTTACCGGAGATTCAACTGGTGTGACAGAAGGTCAAGCAGACTTAAACACAATCAAACGATTATTGGGTAAATAAGTCAATAAAAACCTCACTAAAAATGTGAGGTTTACCACATCCGGCATAAATACTATTGACATTTCAAGAAAGTATGCTAAACTATCTTGTATGTTAGTTGTCTCATAGGGAGACAGCGAATGTTAAAAACGAGACCATCTCAATTTATAAGGAAATATTATTATGGCATCATTAGCAGAAATTCGTGCTCGCATCGCGGCACAAGAAAACAAGTCAGGGAACAACGGTTCTACAAAACAATCTGACAACTTAATCTACCCCCACTGGAATATGGACGAAGGCACTACAGCCTCTTTGCGCTTCCTACCAGATGCAGACAGCAAAAATCCCTGGGGTTTCTGGGTAGAACGTCAAATCATCAAACTACCATTTAATGGTGTTAAAGGTGATTCAAACGTAAAACAAATTCAAGTACAAATACCTTGCGTTGAAATGTACAACGATGGTTCTTCTTGTCCAATTTTGGCAGAAGTTCGTCCTTGGTATAAAGATGAATCACTAAAAGAATTGGCAAACAAGTACTGGAAGAAACGTAGTTATATATACCAAGGTTTTGTTCGTCAAAATCCTATCGGTGATGACACAACACCTGCGAACCCAATTCGTAAGTTTATTATCAGTTCGCAAATTTTCAGTATTATCAAGTCATCATTGACTGATCCTGAAATGGAAGAATTGCCAACTGACTATTTGCGCGGTCTTGACTTCAACGTTAAGAAATCAAGCAAAGGTGGTTATGCTGATTATTCTACATCAACATGGTCACGTAAAGAAAGTGCATTGACTGACCTTGAATTGGCAGCAATTGAAGCACATGGTTTGTACACATTGTCTGACTTCTTACCTAAGAAGCCAGGTGAAGCAGAACTACGCATTATGAAAGAAATGTTTGAAGCAAGCGTAGACGGTCAACCATACGACAATGAACGTTGGGGTAACTATTTCAGACCTTATGGTTTAGAAGCACCTGCAGGAACGACAGCGGCAGCAACAAAAGCGTCTACTGAAACTAGCGCACCCGCGACTGCACCTATAGCAGAGTCTGCACCATTTGATACTGATGAACCATCAACAGCATCAGCTCCAATCTCAGTCCCTACATCAGCTCCTAGCAGTGATAAAGCACAAGACATTCTTGCAATGATTCGTGCTAGACAAGCAAAAACTGCTTAATTAAAACGGGGACTTCGGTCCCCTATTAAATAGGAGAATATATGACATTACCAGACGAAAGATACCGGGCCCTAAAGCAAGGTAAAAAACTATTAGAGGAATTATGTGATCCTGGTAAAACACCAAGGGTACCCAGCATAGTTCGTGACAAAGCAAGAGCGGCACTAAGACATTACCCACACGATTATGAAATAGATTCTATCGCAGAAAAATGTCCCGACCTGCTTGATAAACAACCGTTTAACATGTATACTACCGGTAAACACATTGGAGATAAAATTGGGTAAGCCATTTGACGTAAGTAAATTTAGAAAAGAAATCACTAAGTCCATTGAAGGACTTAGTATAGGGTTCAACGATCCGACCGACTGGATCAATACAGGAAATTATGCACTTAACTATCTTATTAGTGGTGATTTTAACAAAGGGGTGCCTCTTGGTAAGGTCACTGTATTTGCTGGCGAATCTGGTTCCGGAAAGAGTTTCATCTGCTCTGGTAACTTGGTTCGTCACGCACAGCAACAAGGTATCTTTGTGGTTCTCATCGATTCGGAAAATGCTTTAGATGAGAAGTGGTTACACGCATTAGGTGTGCAAACTACCGAAGATAAATTGTTGAAACTAAACATGGCTATGATTGACGATGTAGCCAAGACAATCAGTAAATTTGTTATTGATTATAAAACACTTCCAGCAGATGACAGACCTAAGGTATTGTTTGTCATTGATAGCTTGGGAATGTTGCTAACACCCACTGACGTAAATCAGTTTGAAGCAGGTGATATGAAGGGCGACATGGGTCGTAAGCCTAAAGCATTGGCTGCGCTTGTTCGCAACTCTGTTAACATGTTCGGTAGTCTGAACATTGGTATGGTTGCAACTAATCACACATACGCAAGTCAAGATATGTTTGATCCAGATGACAAAGTATCAGGTGGTCAAGGCTTTGTGTATGCAAGTAGTATTCTCGTTGCTATGAAGAAACTNAAACTCAAAGAGGATGAGGATGGTAACAAGGTTTCAGAAGTAAATGGTATTCGTGCCGCATGTAAGATTATGAAAACACGTTATGCAAAACCTTTTGAAACACTACAGATTAAAATTCCATACGAAACAGGTATGAACCCATACAGTGGTCTGCTTGATTTGTTTGAAAAGAATGACTTGTTGACTAAAGAAGGTAATCGTTTGAGTTATACAACAGATGACGGAGAAATCTTAAAGATGTTCCGTAAAGGTTGGGAATCAAATGAAGGTGGTTGCTTAGATAAAGTCATGGACGAATTTAGTAAAAATCACGGAAAAAAGCTAAGTACTGAATCAGTGGAGGAGGCAGTACAATGAGTTTAGATAGTATCGTAGAGGTTTGGGAAATCTTGCGTGACCATGTTGATTTGAATGATCGAGGTGATGCGGCAGATTCTTTGGTTAATTATTTGATGGACAACAATTTTGAAGTTGAAGATATCAAAGATGCATTCAAAGATAAAGATATCACTAAGGCGTTAAAAGGTTATGCCGAACAGCATTTCCAAGAAGAAGAATACGAAGAAAATGATGACGAGGATCACAATCCAGAAGATTGGAATTAAATGTCACACAATTGGTATACACGAATCGTTTATGATTTGTCAGTAATACCGGATTTTATATCGTATTATCTAGTTGAGTTAGACTCAGCAAAAAAAGATGTAAAGATATACGGCAAAGTTGAAAAGAACCTTGCTGATCTTCCCGGTACCACTGAACAGAGGTTCAATCAGCTACAAGAGATTGAGGCTGTGTTGAACTACCTAAATATCCAACTCAGGAAAATTCGCCGAAAACATTTTCAAAAGTATTTAGAAGCGTATAATAGAGCATTGACCAGTCGTGATGCTGAGAAGTATGTAGACGGTGAAGATGAAGTGATTGATTACGAAACATTAATCAATGAAGTGGCCCTACTACGCAATAGGTGGTTAGGAATTATGAAGGGTCTTGAAGCCAAGCAATGGCAGATGGGACATATCGTGCGATTACGCACAGCAGGAATGGAAGACATATCATTATGACACAGTACAGAGGTAAAGGATTTTTGCAAATACTCGGTGGCGGAGCAGGTGGACCATCAAAATATAAGGGGACTTCAGCGTTATCATCAGCACAAATATCACCTATCACTATTTCAGCTTTACAAGGTTATGTCCCAACCACATCATTAATTAGCGGATCACAATGGGACGAAGTTCATGTTCAATCTCAGTACCATGAGGCTGTTAAAAAATATGAAGTACTAGAAAGTCCGGAAGATGTACTTGCATTAAGTGTGACTTGGAAACGATTGAACAAAACTAATCCATCAGTATTGTCCAATGTTTCTAACTTACTCGCTAAAGAATTGTTCACACATATCACTGATGAAGATAGAGAACTAGGTCAAGAAATTCGTGACTACTATAGTAAGAAGATTATGATATGGAAACTCAAAAATGCTAGATTTTCAAAATTTAGAGATGAGTTAAATTCCTACATACACAGTCCAACTCCCTTGTTAGTTAAAAATGATTTCATGGGTATGATTTACTATCTTCCATATTTCTATGAATACGATACTGGTGTTGATGAGGTTCGTGTTCAAGTGAATCCAAAAATCAATGTGTCATTTCAAATGGTAAGAGATACACCTAGAGAATTAGAACCATTACAAAAGATTGTCTCTAAACGAAAATCCGCCGTGACTAATCACTATTGGTTAAAAGATATAGAGACCAATAGTGCAGTTCAATTTGTGTTTGATGTATCAAATCCACTAGAACATATTTGGTCTATACTGTTTGCTAAGAATGAAATCATGGAAGTAACAGGTTCGTACTACACAAAGTCACGTGACGAATTTGAATACTTAAGTGTTAAAAATTGGAAGCTAGAAAACATTTGACAATAAAGCCATTCGGCTGTACAATAAGCACATGAACTTAACTAAAGGAACAAAAATGACTCTTAAACAAAAAGCAATGATACAAACTCTTGCAATTTTCATTGGTATGATTTTAATCTCAGTACTACTAAATGTAATACTTGTGTATGCATCTATTCAAGCTATTCAGTATACGTGCGGTGCTATCCTAATCGGATTCTTGGTATACGTTGTATATGGTGTTGTTTTATCACGACTTGAGTATGATGCAAAATTAAAGGAACTAATTAGTTCCAAAACTTGACAGTAATTGGATTCTCATATATAATACTTGTATTGATTGATTGAAAAGGGGTTTTATGTCATCAACGATTTGTGTTAAG